CAACTGCGGGGCGGCAAATATTTTTCAAAATATGTATTGACAATATCATATTTTATGATATAATTAAATCATCAAGAGGGAGCGATCCCAGGAGGTAATGAGTTATGTACAACAAGCACGAGATCATGATCAACGCCTGGAGCATCCGCCGCAGCGCTAACGTGTCCATGTCCATCGCTCTCAAAGCCGCCTGGGCGCTCGCCAAGGCCATCAAGGCCGCTGAAGCCGTCGCCGAAAATATCACCTGGAACACCAAGATCCACATCAATGACTGGGCCAAGAGCGGCCATAACCGCACTTATGTTGAGGTTGCTGTCTACACCAACGCCTGGAACCGTAAGCGCACCGAGCGTATCGGCTATGTGGACAACATGACCGGCAGCTTCGTGGCCGCCTGAACGAAAAGGAGGACCATACCATGATGAAAGAGCGTTTTGAGCGTATGACCCTTGACCAACTGTATGCCGTCCGCGAAACCCTGTGCTACCTCTCCCCCCCGATGGAGAACCATGGTTCCTCCATTGCCCAGTTGTTTGCCGACCTAGATGATGTCATGTGCCGCAAGTCCGCCGAATGGCATCAGAGCGACGAGTACAAGGCCAAGTGTGAGCAGAATCAGAAAAATCTTGCGGAGCTTTTGGGGCTTTGATAGGAGGATTGTTATGACAAACAGAGAAGCATACGTGTTCGGCTGGGTGTTCGGTCGGCTCAACGCGGCGGCATATCCGCAGGAGATCGGAGGGGATCTCACCCTTGCCGCTCAGCGCCCGTATACAGCACTCGCCAGAGTCATTTCTGATGCTCACAGGCTTGGCCTCCTAAAGAGGGATCTCGACCGGCAGGTTGCTGAGGCGCTTTGCGAGATCACCAGCATTGACCCGCCCGTGGAGGGAGGGTCTGAAAAGTTCCAGCCCCTTGAAATGCAGGGGGCTTGGCAGTTAGGCTATTTTGCCGGTAAAGGCAAGCGCCCCCTTGCGTCTGTCGAGTTTGATATTTCCGCCGCCAGAAAGGCCAAAGGCTTGACTCAAGCCCAGCTTGCGGATGCGATGGACGTTAACCAGGCCGTGATATCCCGCTGGGAGAGCGGCAAGGTCAGCCCCAATGCCGGGAATTTGGACAAACTGAAAGAAATTCTGAGCTAATCCTGCCGCCCCTCCGGGGGCGGCTTTTTTGCCCTCTCCAGCTCGTGCGCTTTTGGGGGCATAGATACCCCTTGCGGGGTATGTTGCGGGTTTGGTCAGGCTTGCCGCGGGCCTGTATGTAATCCGCTGTGCGGTATCACATCACAATTACTATACGAATCTTCGTCAGCCGTCCTGTTACAATCCGGCCTTGTCCTAAGACAGCCGGAACCACACCTACATCCGTCAGCCTCACAGGGGTAGGCCAGTTTCATCGTATAGCAATCACGGTACATCTCAACCCCTCCGCTGGTGTCGTCAGTAGGAACCGTTCATCTTTATATAGCCGGGGTCAGCCAATTAAATATTCTTCGCCCTGCCGCTTTCGCACAGCGCACAAGGAAGGCCCGTCTGCTTTTACCCTGTGGTGCCATACATCTGGTGCCACCGCCCGCCTCATGCGGCGAGGAGCGGCATATGGCGGACAGTAGGTTGTCCAGCCGCCCATTGGCATTTAATTTAATCGCGCAGTGCCTCTTTTGCTTTCCATCTGCGTTTGGAGCCGAGAGGCGGCATTGAGCCGCCACACGTCCACGGCGTTGTCCATGGCCGCCGCTTCCGCTTCTGCTGCTGCACTCGGCATATAAAGCACCACCACAAGATGATGCTTTGTCCGGCATACACCGGGCATCTCTGGAGCCACCGGGAGGAATCGAACCTCCAACCTACCGATTACAAGACGGTTGCTCTACCAGTTGAGCTAAGATGGCATATTTGCGCCGTCTCGCTTAGATTGACACACCCTGGTCTCGGCGGCGACATCATGATTAGCCACTCGCAGGGCAGTTTTCAGTGGGATAGCGCCGGGGCAGGTCATAGCTGCCACCGCTTTTTTAGCTCCGCCCCCATGACAGGCGGCTCGCGTCTTACTCTTCCCAGCGCCTAGACGCTCTGGCAATCTGGTGTAGTGTCTTTCCACCGTCATTCGCCGCCAGAGGGGTGCGACCCCTCATGCCCCGAATAGTGGGGTGGTGTTCGACCGGCGGCATATTGCACACAGAGGGGGTGGCGGCAGATGCACCGACGCCACCCACTCTGCGTGAAGGAGGAAAAGGGGGCGGAAAGAAAGTGGGAGCGCGAAGGCATACGCCCCCACACTCCCATTTTCGCATATACCATGCTCTCCGATTCCCTCATGAGGGAATCACAGCAACTTTTTCTGTGAAATAATGAAAAGTTACATTGCATTTGGGTCGTCTGTTCTCCCGAGCAGGTAATCTACAGATACATTGAAATGGTCTGCTATTTTTACAACAGATACTATTTCAGGAATCACTCCATCCCGCTCATATCTCAAAATTGAGTTCTTGCTGATGCCACATAGCTCCGCGAGAACACAGGGCTGTGTCCCTTCCTTCTCCCTCAACTTCTTCAATCTCTCCCGGAACTCGTTCAAGGGCTATCACTCCTCATGCTGTCCGCCCTCCCCGTCGTGGATGGAGCCCTCCGCAATATCCCTTGCCTTTACTGCGTCTGCAAGAGTACGATAAGCACCGATATATTTTTGCTTTCCATTTATGTAAGCATAGGCTTCAAATTTCCCATGTTTCGAGAAGCAAATATTCCGTTCTCCTGTTTTATTTGTTGCCCTCAACCTTCGCTTATTAGGGGCGCAGTTTTCTTTATGCGTAACAAACTGGCAGTTATTGGGCGTATAATTCCCGTCCACGTCAATTCTGTCTATCTCTAACCCTGCTTTATAACCATGCGCAATCGCCCAGTCGCAAAAAGATTTTGGATCGCTTCTCCATGTATCATCCATAGTAATCCCACGCGCCCCATACCATCTGTAACTTTTGGCGTTTGGGTTTTCACATCTTGTTACAATCTGCCCCCACAGGCGATATACATCTGTTCCTTTATACCCATGTGTCCGCATATAGCACCTCTCCATTATCCAGCCGCTTGGCTTTGAAAAGGATTTCTCTGGTCATTGGGCACCTCCGATGATCTCGTCCAATGTGGCCCGCCTTATGCTCCTCAGCGTAGGAAACGTTTCATCAAGGTTATCAAGACTGCCCTTATAGTTGTCTTCGTCATCATACATGTAAAATGTCTGTCCCACTATATCAACGTATGCCAATGTTTTAACAACTGGATATAGCACTTTGATAGCCTTCGCCCTCTCCACCTCCTGCTCCGTCCAGCGGGGCTTGCGGGCGATGTTTTCTGGATGATTTATGAGATTGTTAAGACATTCCACAGTGGAGAATCCCCAGCAGTCATTTGATATTTCAATCTGGAATGTCCCATATTTATTGATACGAAATCGCCCTAACGTGTTTCCTCTAATTTCAAACTTTTCTTCTGGTTCAACCCCAAGCACCTCGCAAATTCTCGGCTTGTCCATGTTGGCCTCCTCCTTGATTTTCAGGTACTTTTCGATGGCTTCGTCTAGGTTGGCCTCCTTGTCACGTTCGATGCAAAACCGAATATATTCCTCGATAAACTTCATGTCATTTTCGGCACCCTTGATTTTTCCCTTCCAGCCACAGGAGGGGCAGTAGAAGATATCTCCGCGTCCTCCATTTCCGCAGTTTCTGCCGCAGTTAGGGCACTCTGCATCAGCAAACATCAGATTAGCCATGGTCGGCCTCCTTTCGCTCTCCAACGCTACAATAATCGTCCGGCATCATGTCACGCTCAAAATTGTCACAGTAGACGATGTTGTCTCCCGGTCTGGTGGCATATATACACTCCCGGCACCTGACCACAGGCACGGCGTCGATGGTGGGCAGGCTATCAAACATACGCTTCATGACGGCTCCAGTCACCCCATCACCACCAAAGCACTCTCGTGCATTATCCGCATCAACTAGTCTCATGCTCGGCCTCCCACTGTTTCTTCATGTCTTCGTATAACTCTTCCATCTTTCGATTCCACCCCTTGAGCTTCCACAGGACAAGCAGGCCAAGCGCCATCCACTCCACAGCGGCTATAATTGTAAGAATATCAGCCATCCTGCTCCCTCCGTAGTGCGGCCTCGGCCAGTTCGCGGAGGCGGTCAATGGGGCCGAGAGCACGATATTGCTCCAGCTCTTGCTTGTCCACTCTCAGACCAAATGCTTCACCTTTGAGCTGTTCGATTTCCCCCGGCTCCAAGCCAGTCTCCTCATAGGCTGCGAGGCGGTCAACGTGCGGCCCGTAATCTTCTCTTCCTTCGGCATCGATAGCTACAAACCATTTTCCACCACCATGCCCATTGTCACACCAGTATGTCAGTCTCTCCATGCTCACCCCTCCTCCGGCGGCCCGTCAAAGGCCGTCCAGTATTGGCCGTACAGCTCCAGGCTAAACGGCTTGATGTGCTTGCAGTACAGATATCCATCCCTGCACCCTTCTGCAATCTCCAGGCCGCCCCATTGGAGCTGGGCTATCCCTGCGCCCTCAATGTAGATTGCGGTCTCCTGGGTGATGGATTCCACCTCTGCGCGTGTGTATTGGTGTCTCATGGCGATACCTCAATCGCCCTTCCCATCGTTCAGCGCCTCCAGTCTTTTCCTAAGATTCGTCTTTGCCTCTGCGGTGCGTGGAGCCCCACACCAAGGGCAATAGAACCCTACTGGTGGAGCGATCGAGGGTGTCTTACACATCTTGCACCCCGGCCACACCCGCTCCACCTTCTCCCGGCTGACGGGGCGGAGGGCTTTCAGCGCCTTTACAGACCATCGAACGGCCTCCATACATTCAGGGCTTGCCTTCCGGCCTATCCCCTCCAAATATTTCAGGCAGTCCTCTCGGTTTTTAATCGCTTCTTCCAGCGTCATCCCATCCCCTCCAGCATCTCCATCTCCTCCGCGCTCAGAATCTGCGCGCGGGCGTTCCAGGCGAGGCGGGCGGAAGCTTCTGCCCACTTCTTTTTTAATGCCCACCGTCTCAGTTCCATCCAGCAATCCCGGCATTTAATTGACGCCAAATATCCCATATCCCCAGACGGGACTCCGCGCTTTTCAAAGCAAACCATGCCGGCTTTCCCGCCACACATACACGGTATCAGCACCCCCGCATCCGTCAGCCTCTTGGCCGCCTCTTTATTGCCTAGCAGGGCTAATTTGATATCATCCATGTATAATTCCCCTCTCTATGTCCGCTATGGCCCGAAAGATCGGATAAAACTGCTGGGGCACTACGGCGTTTCCGAGGCATTTAAGTCGGTCCACCCGATTGGGAACCCCATCAACCACTCGACAAACACCGGGTTCAGCTGGCCACCATTCCCCTGTGACATATTCCGTTGCTGAAAGTTCCCTGTTCCGCCACATAGACCGGCTCCCGTGGTCGGTGTCGGATAAAACATCACAACGCCCTTCAGGTTGTGCTTTTTCAGGTCGTGCTCCGCCGATTTGCTCCCGGGCGGGCCGCTCCCTTTGCAGTCCGATGCTTTCGGGGTAGGCCACATCTTTACCATCCCGCTCAAGTTTGGTTCGCCCCGGCTGTTGTGATAAAACTCCCTGTTCGCTGAATCTGAAGCAATCGGAGTTTTCCAAAGAATAGGTTCTCCGTCCTCTCCCGTTATGTTTTCTTTCCAGCGCTCTACACCCGATAATCGCGCATCTGTCGCGCCTGTGCGGGGCATCAACGGCACAAGCCGGAATAATAAACGCTTGGACGGCGTAATCCTCGCTTTCCAGGTCAGCGCACACCTGGTCGAGCGCCATATTGACGATCCCAGCAACGTTCTCACCAACGACCCAAGCGGGCCGGAGTTCTGATATAACTCTAAGCATTTCAGGCCAGAGGTAACGGTCATCCTCCTTGCCTCGTCGCTTCCCGGCAACGGAAAACGGCTGACAGGGGAATCCGCCCGAAATAATGTCAACTGTTCGCAGTCCTGTCTTTTCATGGAAACTCTCCTTCGTTAGCGTGCGGATGTCCCGCCAGCGCGGCACGTCCGGCCAGTGTTTTTCCAGCACGCGGGTGGGATAATCCGCCCACTCGCACTGTCCGACGGTGGTAAATCCGGCCCACTCGGCGGCAAGGTCAAGTCCCCCGATGCCGGAGAAGAGGGAGAGATGCGCCAGTTTCGTCGCCTCGTGGTCGCCCAGCAGGGCGCGCGTCTTATCGTCCATCGTTCGGCACCTCCTTGATTGCTTTCCATCGCTCTTTACGGCTACACGTCCCGACGACTGCATCACAAATGCTCTTGGACGCACAGCGCTCACATGGTCCCGCCCTAAAAAACTGTTTCATATACTCTGTGGTGGTCGATATGCTGTATCCGGTGGCCTGGGCTATCGTCTCCAGCCCATACCCGTCCAGCGCCATGCGCTCCAGCAAATCACGGGACGGTTTTGGCCTTTTCGCCCTGGTATGTAGGAGGCAGCCAACTCTTTTCGGGTTGCAGTCCGGCAGCGGGCACCGCCCACAGAGTTCGGCCTCCTCTGTATCCCGCTCCGTAATCCTGCGCTCCGCAATAGGCTCCATCGCGTCCAGGCTGCGCCAGGGTGCCACCGCTCCGCTGATGCCGTAGGGGTCTGCGGTTATCACAGCTCCTGCACCTCCACCCGAATACATCCCCCGTCCCAAAGCCTATGTATAACCTGCCTGTACCAGCGGTGATCGTCGTCCGGCAGCAGGTATCCCTTGAGCGCGTCCACCACGGCTTTGGCGATGGCTGCGTGGTTGTCAATGTCCAGCCCGTCGTCCCATGCAAAAGTGATGGAGACCGGCCCCCGTACCATCCCGCGCCGCACTCGGGCCTGTTTCAGCGCGGCCAGAGTCAGCGCGTGGAGCTCGTCAGCGTCCTTCTTCCGCTGCGCCCAGTGCTTGCCGGAGTAGTAGGCGTTCAGCCCAAACCGGCGGCAGAAGGCCGACTTGCCCTTCTTCGTGGGCGGGTATGGTATATCAAACCGAATCGTTCCCATGTCTAAGTATCTCCAGCGCCCAGTTCAGGGCTTCCACAATCTGGCCATGCACCTGAGCCAGCTCGGATCCGGTCTCCATAATGGCGCGATGTTTGTCTCTCAGGGCGGACAAAACATCCGCCGCCTTTTCGTCTGTCACTGATATCACCTCGCTGGTATAATCCGCCCCACCGCCCGGTAGAATGCCGCGTCGCACGTACCGGTGCTGGCGTGCCGGTTTTTCGCCAAAATAATTTGCATATAGTCGGGCTCCCACGGGTCGGGCCGCTCCTGGTTGTAATAGCTGTTGCAGTGTAAAAAGATTACGCCATCCGCATCCTGCTCCAGTGCCCCGGTATCCCGCAGGTCAGAGAGCTGGGGCCGCTTATCCTGCCGCTGTGCGTTCTCCCGGTTGATCTGCGCCAGGCAGAGCAGCGGTACTTTGAGCTTTCTCGCCAGCGCCTTGAGCTGCCCGGACACCTCGGTCATAGCCTCATAGCGGTTTTTAGCCCGCTCCTCTGTCCGGATCAGCCCGAAATAGTCCACCACCAGCAGCTTGAGCCCTTTAACCTTCCGGGCCATGTTGGCGATATCGTCCACGGTGGCGCGGGGCTTGCGGTTTGTGTA